GTGCAAGTTTTAGATCAAATCATTCGAATGTAGCATATTTAGATTTTATTGATCATAGAGATGGTGATAATGCTACTTACACTGATTGGACCGGTATGGGTAAGCGTATCCAAATGAAAATCGACAGTACATACATGGGTTGGATGCAGTTTAACGGTGCAGGGAACATGGGAGGTATCAGTTTTGGTACTGGTACACAAGGCGGAGGTAATGATCCAACACTGGTGCCGGAAAAATTACGTATTGAAGCCAATGGAAACGTTGCTATAAACAGTACAAATGCTGATGAAAATCTAGATGTAAATGGTGTTATTCGTAGTAAAGGCAATGATGATCCTAACTATAGTGTTAGCTTGGTAGGTAGATATGATAGTACACACCCTGCAGCATTGCATGTTAGAGGAAATAGTGCAACAAACTCTGAGATACTTGGAACATATGCAGATGCCGGTGGCGCAAATCTTCGAACTGTTATAAACCCCTCTAATGGATGGAAAGTTGGTATTGGTACAACTGATCCGATTTCGAAATTAGATGTTAGAGGTATTATTACATCTGGAAATGATGGCGGTACTGCTGGTAGTGTTATACTTCAGCAGAGATATAACACTAACGATTCAATTGCAACACTTGGTACAATGTATAGTAGTGGCGGTTGGCTATTAGGGTATGGTATTAATCCTAAAAATGGATCAACTGGTTATGTTAGTAGCTTCGATAATTTTAGTGGTAAAAGAACTGCATTAGAATTTACTAATACTGCTATGCAAATACATTATGCTTCTGCTCAACAAACTGCGGTTGGCAGCGACATCACAGGACTAATAACTCCATTCTATTTTGATTTAGATGCCAAGCATCTGGGCATTGGCACAACTAGTCCTGCTGAAAAATTAGATATTGCAAGTGGTAATATTCGTCTTGACGGTGGCTATAATATTGAATGGGGAACTGGATTTAACAGTGGAGGTCCTGCAATTTGGGGAGATCCAACAAATACCAAATTGCGATTTGCTCCACAAGGCAATTCCAGTGGCATTACTGTAGAAATAGCTGACAATCTATTAACTGTAGATGGAGATGTTAAAGCATATTCATATGACTTTTGGAATGGCAGAAACACTAGAATAACACAAACAGGCCCAGGTACAAATGCAATTGTAGATACAGTAGATACTGGTGCTATTGAATTTCATACAGATAGATACTTCTTATTCTTAGAAGCAGATGATGGCGGTCCTGAGGATAAGATAAACACATATCCTGCAGCACTTTTTGTAGATGCTAACTATCAACGAGTTGTAATCGGAGATAGAACCGACAGATATGGTACACCTTCACACACACTAGATATTAGAGCTACAGATGAAAACACTGGGATTAGACTTCACAGATATGATAACACCAACCTTGATCCTATAGGTATTGGTTTTAGTACAAGAGGAGATAAAGCAGAACCCAGCGGAGATACAAGAGCTGGAGTATACTACAATTACAATGGCAACTTGTTTATTGCTGCTAAAGCAGCTACAAATATCAATAGCGATCCTTTGAGTCATTCTCAGATATATGTAGACGGTGTAAATAACAGAGTTGGAATCGGTTATCAGATGACTGCTCCTCAAGCCACACTGCATGTTGATGGAGATTTGCTAACCAATGACCTTATATTGAACAACATGGACAGAGATGAACCTAACGAAGTTGATGGTACCAGAGGTCACTGGACCATACAAGAAGGTGAAGAAGATTTGTTCTTGATCAATAGGCTTACAGGAAAGAAATACAAATTTAATAGAACGGAGGTAAAAGACTAATGGCAGCAGGAAGTTTTAGTATTGGCAGTGACGGCACAGTGTTAACACTATCACACAACAGAGGCAGCGATCTCAGTGGGTCTCCTTATAGTGATATTGTTTTTCCATTCACTGATACCAACGGAAATTATACTCCTCAAGCAAGAATTAGAGCAAGATGTGGTATATATGGCGCCGATCCTAACAGTCTTGCCAAAGAAGGAACCGGGCAGCTAGAATTTTATACTGCAACTGGTTTTGATGATACTACCGGCACCGACACATGTAAATTGTTAATAGGACACGATGGCAAAATTGGAATTAACAATGGGACTACTGAACCAGGCTATCAATTGTATGTCAATGGTAGTTTTTACAGTGCCGGATCTTCCAGAGATTACAAAGAAGATATAACAGACTACACACCAGACACTAGTAATATTGACAATCTCAGACCAGTTATGTACAATTACAAAGAAGAATGGGATCACATGGCTGATAATGTACCTAGTGATAAACAAGTTGGTTTGATTGCAGAAGAAGTTGCAGAACTGTATCCAGAGCTAGCACTAACCACTAGAGAACCAGATCCAGACAATCCTTCCGGCAACATGTGGGTAGTTAGAAATGTTAACTATCAAAAACTCAGTGTTCTACTTCTAAAAGAAGTCCAAAATCTAAGACAGCGTTTAGATGCTGCTGGGTTATAGTCTAACTTCGATAAATATGTGTAGCAGACTAGGATACACATATGAGCAAGGCACTAGAACTTTCACAATTAGCCAATGATGTCACATACGATGAAGGTACAGACACCTTAAACTTTGGTCAAGCCAACTTGACCATTGACAGTGACACACTGTTGGCATACAACGATTTCAGCGGTGACATCACAGTGGACAGTGCAGGTGTTGTGACGCTGTCAACAGTGAACAGCAACACAGGAAGTTTTGGCAGTGCCACAGCTATCCCAGTCATCACAGTAAATGCCAAAGGTTTGATCACTGCGGTCAGTACAAGTACTATTAGTACTGATTTAGACATTGCAGGTGACACAGGCACTGACAGTGTCACATTGGGCACAGACACACTCACTGTTGCAGGCGGAGTTGGCTTGACCAGCACAGTGACCAACAACAACATCAGCATTGCATTGGACAACACTGCGGTATCTGCAGGCAGTTATGGCAGCGGCAGTGCTATTCCAGTCTTGACAATTGATGCACAAGGACGTATAACTGGTGCAACAACAGCCAGTGTAAACATTGTCACAACCACAGACATTGCAGGTGACAGTGGAACAGACACTATAACACTGGGCACAGACACACTGACGTTTGCGGGCGATACAGCCATCACAACCACAGTCACCAACAATCAAGTGAGCATTGACCTTGATGACACTGCGGTGACACCAAACAGTTATGGTAGTGCTACAGCAATTCCAGTTATCACTGTTGACCAACAAGGTCGTATTACCAATGCAACCACAGCAACAATCAGCACCGATCTCAGCACAGCAGGTGACAGTGGCACAGGCACAGTTGCACTAGCAACACAAAGTTTAACAATCTCAGGCACCGCCAACGAAATTGAAACAGTTGCTGGTGCGCAAGCCATTACAATTGGTTTGCCTGACAATGTCACAATTGGCAACAACTTGACAGTTGACGGAGATCTAACAGTCAACGGTTCAACAGTCACAGTTGGTGCAACCAACTTGAGTGTTGCTGACAGTTTCATTTACTTGAACGACGGTGATGCTATTGGACCATCAGGCACAACATTTACTGGAACTGGTGTAGATGATGCAGACTTTTACGGATATTTTACAGGCACAGCCACAACCACATACTATGTGAGAATTGACGCCACAGGAACTCCAGACACATTTGAATGGAGCAAAGACAACTTTAGCACCACAGAAGCAACTGGTGTTGCCATTGATGGCACTGAACAACTGTTGGACAACGGTATCAAAATCAAGTTTGACACAACCACAGGACACACACTGGGAGATGTATGGAGTGGATCTGCCAGCCCAGCTGCACTGGACACAGGTTGGTGGAGTAATAGAAACACAGGTGCTACAGGTGTTGGCTACACTCACCTTGGCATGTTCTTTGATGTAAGTGACGAAAAGTTCAAGTTTGTGCAAGAATATGACCCAGAACCCACTGGAGCTATCAACACAGGTGATGCCAGTTTCAATCTTGGCACACTGGTTGCAACAACATTTGAAGGCAATGTCACTGGACAAGTTAGTGACATCAGCAATCACGATACAGATGCACTCACAGAAGGTGCAACCAATTTATACTACACAACTGCTAGAGCAAACACAGACTTTGACACAAGATTGGCTGCCAAGACAACCACTGACCTCACTGAAGGTACAAACTTGTACTACACTGATGCCAGAGTTGATGCACACCTAAATCAGTCAAACCCAACAGCAGGATATGTATTGAGTTGGAACGGCACAGACTATGCTTGGATAGACAACACAGGCTACACTAGTTTCAACACAGACTTTGACACAAGGCTGGCAACAAAAACCACAACTGACCTCACCGAGGGTACAAACTTGTACTACACCAATGCTAGAGCAGATGCTCGCATTGCACTGCAAACTGGTGCTAACTTGGATCTCAGTTCAAAAGACACTGATGATCTAAGTGAAGGTGCAACCAATCTTTACTACACAGATGCTAGAGTACAAGCAACCAGTATTACTGGAGGTAGTTTGCGTGGCACTGTAAACGATGCAACTGTGCAGTACGCTACCAGTTATAGTGGAACACCAGTACAAGGTAGTTTCTTTTTTGATAGTTTAAATCAAAAACTCAAAGTTTACACTGGCAGTGCATTTGTTGACGCTGTTCCGGCTGGCAGTGGCGGAGGAGGTGGCAGTGCCACTGATGCCAACACTACATTTAGAAAATACACCTACACTGTGACAGGCAGCACCAACACACTTACCGGCAAAGATGACATTGTGGTCACAGCAGGCAATTTTATAGTTGGATACCTGTATGAGATTGTCACAGTGGGTACCACAGACTTTACATTGATTGGTGCTAGTGCAAACACAGTGGGTGTACAATTCACAGCCACAGACATCGGCACAGGATCAGGTACTGCCAGTCACGTTCTCAACTATGTGACTGATGGCACAGAAAATATTGAAGTTTATATCAACGGTGTTAAACAAGTGGAAGGTAGCAGCTACGACTATGTTGCTACCACAGGTAGCAGTGTTGCATTTACCAGCAACCTACAAATTGGCGATGTTGCAGACATACAGGTGTATGAACTGTTGACCAATGATGCTTACTACTTGAAAACAGAAACATACACACAAGCAGAAACCAACAGTCAAATTAGTACAGCGGTGTCCGCATATCTGCCTCTAGCGGGCGGTACAATGACTGGTAGACCTGTGTTGAATTATCAAAATCCTGAGATAAGATTTGAGGACACCGACACCAGCAACAATGGTGAAATAACACTGGACAACACATCATTGAGATTTGAAAGTGATCCAGACAATGCAGTAGCCAGCTCTACTATTAAATTTTTAGTAGACGGAGATACCAAAGCTACTATTGATGCTAGCGGTAATGTTGGCATTGGAACATCAACACCAACACAAACACTTCATGTAGAGGGTAATGTTAGATTTCAGGCAGATTCTACAACTGGTGGGTTGAAAAATTACTTTGCCAATAGTGGAACTGGTGGGCAAGATTATTGGATCATGTCTACTAACGATAGTAATGGCAGTTTATTAGGTGGTAAATTTGCAATCGGAACAGATAGTGTTTCAGGAAACAATGCCGCACAAACAAGATTTGTAATTACAGGTACAGGTGATGTTGGCATCGGCACAACAAATCCATCCACTAAATTCCATGTTGCAGGGCCAAATGGCCAAATTGTTAGATATAGCAGTACTGATGCAACAGACAGTCATGTTGATTTTAGAATCGATGGTAATGAATTTAGTATACGTATTGATGATGATAATGTTAGAGCCAGCAGTGTTTTCACTGTTGACTTGGACGGAGGTGAAAAGTTTAGAATCACTGACGCAGATCATGTGGGTATAAACGATACAAATCCAACTCACGCATTGACAGTAAGAGCTAGTGCAACTCAAGCAGAACAAGTTGCAAAATTTGTAGGAAGTAGCAATGACACCTGTATTTTGATTGGTGAAAATGCAACACAAACTGGCGAACAATATATTGCATTTCAAAATTCCAACACGGGTGCTAATGCTTGGATGGCTGGGTTTGATGATGATGAAGAGTTTTCAATATGCTACAGTGCTTTGGGAGAAATACAAGGTGCTAATACCAAGTTAAGAGTTTTGCAAAATGGTAATGTTGGCATCAATGTGTTAAATCCTTCTACTAGATTTGAAGTTAATCCACCAAGTACTAACGCTACCAACAGTAATTCACGTTTCAGTGAAGTTATGGGACATATACACGAAACAGGTGGTCAGACTGAAGCTGGACGCAGAAGTATTATGTTCTTCAACGATGTTAACAACTTTTTCAACGGTACAGAAAAAACTGTATGGGGTATAGCATTCCAAAACGATGGCGGCATCAGAGGCGGATTGCAGTATGACCATAAAAACGTAGAACGTATGACTATGTGGAGTAGTTATGGCGATATTGAATTTAAAGTACCTAGTACAGTAAGTGGTGATTTAAGAGCAGACCAAACACAATTTACGCCATTAACCATTGAACGTGTAACTGGTGCTGTTAGAATAAACCGGCAAGCTGCTAGTACCGCCGTTAATATTACTGAAGCTCAGTCAATATATTCCTTACAGTTGAGAAATAGGGCATCAGGTACTTATTTGAGCTTTAGCGGAGACACCAGTTCTGTGTCTACTATTCAAGCAATGAACAACAATAACAATGGCGCTGGTAATTTGCTACTACAACCATTTGGCGGCAGGTTAGTTGTTGGTACTTTTGCAGAATCAGGTCATACACACATGACTGTTGATGGTGGACTTTATATTCAAAATGCTACTGGCGGGGCTTATACATCCAACGGAAATACACTTCCAAACTACGGTATTACGTTTCCTATTACTCCTGGTACAACAACGCAGGATTCTGGCGCTGCTGGTGGTGGATGGGCAAACATAGGTTGGCAAACCACTGCTCGTAGCGGTGAAGTTATGCATAGAAACACCGCTAACAGATATAGTGTTAATGGCACTGGTGATTCACATGGTTTTTATATTGAAGCAGGTACTAGTGAAGCAGGTGGTATGTGTTTCGACGAAGATAGTACACAGGTGTATGGCTCTTCTGATAATGGCACTACCTTCCGTATTATTGACAAAGACGCTGATATCGTTATCATGGAAATGTTGCAAAGTAGTTGGAACATGAGTGTGCGAGGCAGTGTAAACAGCAACCAAAGTTCATTCAGTGGTATTTCTGACAGTAGAGTTAAAAAAGGATTCCAAGATTTTGCAACAGATAATATCTTGTCAAAATACAGCAATTTAGATCTTAAATCATATATTAGAATTGACAGTTATGATTATATCAAAAACAAGTATGAAAATGAAGAAGATCTCAGAGAAGTTGGACTGGTTGCACAAGAAGTGGAAGCTATCTTCCCTGATGTTGTTGGAACAACAACTGTTGTCGATCCAAGAGGAATGGACAGTGTGTGGGAAGAAATTGGTGAAGAGCTTACAGAAATTAAAAACATCAATCAAACCGGATTACTTTACAAAACAATCGAAGCAGTGCAAGCACTTATTGAAGAAAACAATGCACTGAAAGCAAGACTTGATGCATTGGAGAACAACGGATGACTAGAGCAAAAGAAATGAGAGAACTTCCCTTGGGAGTTGATGCAGCCACAAATGGTCACATCACAGTGACAGGAGACATTGATATCAGCAATGGACACTTGGTGCATGGCACACAACACTTTGATGGTGGTGCTACTGGCGGCAATGGCGACCTAGCGTTTGTAGAAACAGACAACACTGTGAACAATGACTATACACTAAGTACTAATAGAAACGCAATGACTGTGGGACCAGTGACACTGGCAAGTGGAGCAACAGTCACTATACCCAGTGGGCAAAGATGGATAATATTGTAAGATGAGCAAAGTAAGAATATACGGTGACATCAGTGGATATGTAGATATTGCTGTGCCAGACAACGCAGGCACAACTACACTGAACTTGGACAAAGTACCACAAGCAGATCTCAGTGGTAACGTTGCTATAGACACTGACACACTGTATGTTGATGCTGCAAACAATAGAGTTGGAATTGGTACAACGACCCCTGCTAGAAAGCTCACTGTTAGAGGTTCTAATAATACCACTAATTTTGAAGTCACTGACGGCGCAGGCGGCGCAACTTTTAACATTTACAACAGCACAACCAGCAATGCAGTTGCTCTTGGAACTTCATCTGATTTGATGTCTTTTGGATTCAATGGAATAGACAAAGTACACTTTAAAAGCAATGGCAATGTTGGCATTGGCACAAACAATCCCAATACAACATTGGATATAGTGTCTCCTAGCACTGGTGAAGCAGTACACGTTAGAGGCAGAAGTGCTGATGATATTGGTCAAATTGTATTCAATGAAAATGATGGTGTCACACGTTTGGCTAGACTGGATGCTAGACAGGGATTTTTTGATGTTGCCAGCTCAAGTGTTTTGTATCTAAGTGCAGGCGGTGTAGGCAATAGAAATATTGTTGTATTATCCAATGGCAATGTTGGTATAGGAAATGAAAATCCTCCAGCACTGTTAACACTGGGCAAATCTGTAAATACCTACGAAGATCTACTTATGATCACCAATTATGGTTCAGACAGTGACCCTGTTGCAGCGATTGGTTTTGATCAGACAAATGACAGATTGATTATTAGAAACGATCAAAGCTATGCCGCAGGCGGCATTGGCTTTAGAGCAGGCGGATCTATCAACCACATGTTTATTGAAAGCATCAGTGGCAATGTTGGCATTGGCACAGATGATCCTCTGAGAAAAATTCATATACAAGACAGCGGCGACACACACATTGTATTACAAACAACCAGTGCCACAGACAATTATGAAATTTTTGAAATTGGTGTAGGTGCTAACGCTTCAAATCAAGCAGATTTAACTTTTAGAACTCGAGACAACAATGGCACTGGCGGTATCGAAGTCATGCGACTTACAAATAACGGCAAAGTTGGCATTAATAATTCAAGTCCAGATAGAGAACTTGATGTAAAAGCAGTGGATGCTTGGGCAGAATTAGCATTGAGAGGCAATGCAGGCTCAGGAAGTATTGAATTTTATACAGGAGTCACAACCAAACTAGCAGAAATATTTGCAGATTCCAGTGATATTGTTTTTAGAAACACTGCAAGCAACACAGAGCGCATGCGAATACTTGGTTCAGGACCTATCACACAAGCATCTCAGCCAAGTTTTAGTGCTTATAGAACTACTAGTCAGGCAGTTTCAGGACAAACAACATTTGTGTTTAATACTACACTCCACAATATAGGAAACCACTATAATACATCTACTGGAGAATTTACTGCTCCAGTATCAGGCACATATATCTTCAGTTTTAAATCATTGTTATATTCAATGGGCACAGGCGAATGGTTTGACTTATATCCTCAAGTAAACAATGTGAATAGAAAAAGATATGAGCTGACTGGCAATGGCGGTTTTCATACACAAGTAGATTATACAGAAGCAGTTTATTTAAATGCCAATGATACATTTCGAATGACAGGGTCAGATAGATCCACAGGATCTTACAGCTTGTACGGAAATGAAAATCATTTTAGTGGATATCTGTTAGGTTAAATAATATAAGTTATAGGAGATCAAAATGCCAGATATTACAATTAGTATTACTGATACAGAAAAACTAGCAATGGACTATGTTGCACTTAGCACACAGGAATGGACTGATAATGCCGTGACCAATCGTGCTAGAATTGCAGTTGACGAAATCTGCACACTACTGATGGCACACTGCAATGAAAATAGTATTGCAATAGCAGTGGGCAAAGATGCACAGGTTGCACAAGCATACGAACTTGGAATTGTAAAAACCGCAGCAGATAGAAATGCAGAAATAGAAGCAGCAAGAGCAGAAGAATAAAATAAATGTCAACATTAAAACTTGAACACATAGCCAACATCAACAACGCAGGTCCTGACATCAGCATTGATGCCAGCGGACACTTGAACATTGTGAATGGTAATTTGCAAATGGGTGGTGTGACCATGTTGGATGCCAGTTCAGGTGATTTCAACACAGGCAACAATGCCAGTTTTAATGTACTAGATGTGGGCGGTGAAGTATCAGGTAGAATACGCAACTGGAGTTCACCAACCAACAGTATTGCAATCGAAAGCGATCCACTCAACACCGCAGCGGGCAGTTATCTAACATTTACAGTTGATGGTGATAGAAAAGCCACTATCGAAAGTACAGGTGCTTTTAATATTGGTACCACTGGTACAAGTGGCGGTGGCAAACTGCGAGTCGAAGGACTAATTGACATCACCACAACATCAGGTGGCAGTGCATTTAGAATTTATGATGGTACCACGTTTAGAGGTGGACTGGGAGATGGCGCTTGGACAGGAACAGGTGATGCAGGTGATTTTGGTTTATATGTGGGCAGCACTGCTAAAAAGATACCTATCCATATAGGTTCCAGTACTCCTATTGCAGCATTTACATCCATTGGACTTGGTATTGGCACAAGTGCTCCGTCTACAACAAATAGCGGGTACAACGGTGGTACATTGCATGTTCATAATACTAGTACAGGCTCAAGTATACGTTTAACCAACAGTACAACTGGTACTGGTGCTAGTTCTGGTATGCTGATCAGTAAGTGGAATGATAGTAAGACATATTTCACTAATTTTGACGATGGTGCGCAAACAGTGTTTACACAATCTGACAGCGGCGGCAATTTGGTTACAGCACTAACACTGGACGGTGACGGTAATATATCAGTCAACAATGGTATATTGTATCTCAACAATGCTCTTAACTTAAATGCCACAGCTAGTTCTGTTCCAAGCAATGGCGGCATTGCTAGACTATCAAACGGATATACTTATTTTTCTGGAAAAAGTGATGGCAATGGAGCAGTGTTAAGCAATGGAGCTGGAACAGCCACAGTCAGGGCATTAAGTCCTACAAATGGTTATATAGATTTTGAGACTGGCGCTGGCAACCATCGCATGCGCATTACATCCAATGGTAATCTAAGTTTGGGTAATTCTACTCCAATCACTACATCACGACTAGTAGTCGAAGCACCTAGCAATGAACCTGTGGCTACTTTTTATAGACCTAGAAATACTGGCGGCGGCGGCTTGGTTAACTTCCTCAGTGATGTTGGATCGACTAATTCTGAGGTAGGTGCTGTTTACAGTGAAGGAAGCAGTGCCTGGGGGAACTATACTAGCGATTTAGAAATGACCTTTAAAACTGGTCAAAACGGTACTACTCGTCTTAGATTCAACGACCTTAATAGTACCGAAGGCAGTTTTATTAAAGCACAAGGCATCGGCGGCGGCGGTAAAATACATTTTGGACCTAGATGGAATGATGATGAAGACGCAATCACATTCCACATGTTAAGAAGTGGTTATGGGTATGGGTTTAACGGTGCAAAGATTGGTATTGGTACAACATCACCAGGATCAACTATCCATGCAATAGGCGCCAATCCAACAATAACGCTACAAGGCAACGGCAGTGGTTACACAGAGGGGTGTGTGCTATTGTTGTCACCAAATGATTACCGCGGTGGCGGTGTGTACATGTACAATGATAACGGTACTAATACTGACAATGAATGGTTTTCTGGCCGTGTGTACGCTGGTGCTGCAAACTATCATCTGTGTTTTAAAAGCAATCCAGGCAATCCAGGGCAAGACACTGCGCAAGGTACATATGCAAAGATGATAGTTTATCAAAACGGAAACTATTATTTTGCTGGTTCTAATGTTTCTGACCGTAGAAGCAAACAAGATATTGAAGTTGAAACAACTCAATTGGACAATGTACTTGCTCTACAACCTAAAACTTTTAGATTCAAAGCACCTCTAGATGAAAATGGAGAGCCTGCAAGTGAACCTAGTGATATCAGACATGGTTTGATTGCACAGGAGGTTTTAGAAGTTATGCCCAATTTGGTCACAGGTGACGAAACAGAAGAAAATCAAAGAATGGGTGTTGACTACAATGGATTGACTAGTGTACTGGTAAAGGCAATTCAAGAACAGCAAGCAATAATAGAAGATCTAAAAGCAAGAATACAGGTATTAGAAGGACAATAATATGCCACTAGTGTTAGACGGAGATACAGGAATTGTAGGAGTATTGCTCACAGATGCAAACGGCAACGTCACGTTTGACACAAACACACTGTATGTAGACGCTCCCAACAATAGAGTTGGTATTGGAAATACGGCTCCGGAAAGAGCAGTTGATGTTCGTATTAACACAACAACAGCTGAACCCATTATGGTTTTACGTCAACTAGGGTCAGGTGATGCATCATTGCGCCTACAAACCACAACTAGTCCCTATGGTTTTATACTTGGTGTTGATGGCAGCGACAGTGACAAGTTTAAAATTGCAGTTGGGGCAGATGATGTAAGCAGCGGCACAGCAATGACAATTGATACAAGCGGCAATGTTGGTATTGGCAGTACCAGTCCTGAATCTCAATTGACAATCAGTCGTAGTAATTCAGCTCTCTACTCTACTCTTAGATTTACCAACTCGGGTGCATCAGGTCGACAGTACGAAATTGGAATAGGCGGATCAACTTCCGCAGCGGGGTTTGCTAATAATCTTTATTTTTATGATAGCACTGCCAGTTCTAATAGAATGGTTATTTCTAGCAGTGGTTATGTTGGTATTGGCACAGGTAATCCATCTGAGAAATTACATATAAAATCCGGCGGCGATGCTTATAAGATGTTGCTTCTAGAAGCTGAGTCGGGATCGGGAGATGCTGGTATCTTACTGCAAGGTGACGGCGGCAATCAATTTAATATTCAGCAACCTGGTGGTAGTGCTGGGTTGTTCTTTTACGATAGAACCAATACAGCTTATAGAATGTACATTGATGCAAGCGGCAATGTTGGTATTAACACAACAAATCCAGAAACAACATTGCATGCTAATGGTGCTACTCTTATCAGAGACAGAGCACAAATTACTCCCAATGGTGCTAACTACAATTCAGGTGCAAGCAGATTTGCGGGTGGTGCTGCTCTTGAAGTGATTACAGATAATGCAAACTCGTCAGGATTAATGATTGCTAATAGTACTGGATATTCTCATACATGGTTTAACTACACTGATGGAAATAACTATATCACTGGAGATACTACAAATGATACAGGTGATACGATTATTAGAAGTTTCAGTGGCGGTCCTTCGGCACCTACATATACTGAAAGAATGCGTGTTAAAGGATCTAACGGTTATGTGGGTATTGGCACAGACAATCCACAAACTCCATTACATATTGAAACAAACTCTGCTGGTATTGCTGCTGAATTAAGACTGAAAAATTTACAAGGCAACAGAGAAACACGTCTATCATTTTGGGATGAAAACAATATAAACCAAATGCAACTTCAATACGACAATGGTGGGAATAGATCAGTGCTAACCACCAATGGTAATGGTCTTACTGTTTATTCAAGTCAAGCTGGTGGTGAAATTGCAAGATTTGGATTACCGGGCGGTGGAAACAGTTATATATCTTCCTATTTTACAGGAGATGTTCTTATCGGTGGTACTATACCATCTAGCTCTTATGGTTTAGAAATACAAAAATCAGATGCTGGTGCTGGGTTGTACTTGCACAGAAAAGATACCGCCGCGATGAACGGCGCAGGTATATACCATGCTTACCAGATCACACAGACAAATGGACAATCAGCAAGACTAGCAGAAATAACTGCACTCGGTGTTAGCAACTGGGGTGGAGCATTAACATTTGCAACAAAACCTGCAAATGGTACACCTAACAATAGCGCAACTACGAGAATGACAATTGATCAAGACGGCGCAGTGTTTACTCCTTATCAACCTGGATTTCATGTTAGCAATAACGTTGCTCCGTCAACTAGTAATCTTAGCGGTGATAGTACACTATTGCATTTTGATGTTGTGGTACATACTGATGGTAATTGGAGTACGTCCAACAAAAGATATACTATTCCTAAATCAGGAAAATATTTAATATACGGTCAAGTTAGATTTGATGGAGCAACCAGCTATTCTAGATGCTATGTATCTGTTAACGGAGCAAGCGGCTGGTGGAGTCCTGGACTTCACACAATTTATGATAACACTTCTACATCTTATAGAAGTCACACTGTTAGTGGTGTTTTAAATTTAAGTGCAAATGATTATATTGAATTAAGAGGTGGAACTAATAATAGTTCAGGTACTCACCAAGGCGAAGGTTCATTTGGCGCACATTTCCTAGGATAACAAATATATAATCAACATAAATATGTGTAGCAGACTAGGATACACATATGGCAATAAATTTTCCAAGTTCACC